CTGGGTCTACAAGGACAAGCTCTTCTGGGTGTTTTGGTCTGACGGCGACGTCTTCAGCTACGACCTGGACGCCTTCGAGCCGACGCCAGACTTCGAGGCCTACCTCGAGACGCTTGAAGGGGTGCAGTCGTGATCGGGGACCGCGTGGCCGAGCTCGCGACCCGCGCTGTGGTCATCTGCGCGGTGGTGGCGGTCGCCGTCTGGCTGGTGCTGTGATGGAGAAGCCGCCCGACTTCGACGGTCTTTTCCGGCTGCTGCGGGACGCTGCGATCGTGCTCCTCGGCATCCTGCTGTTTTTCGCCATGCTCGTGGAGGTGATGTCGTGAAGCGCAGTGCAGGCAGGCCCCCATCGGTGACGATGGAGCAGTACCAGCGGGTCCTCGATGTAAAGGCCGCTCGTGCGGCGCTGCCGACGAATAAGGAACTTGCCCGCGAGCTCGGGGTTCCGGTGTCTACCATCATGGGTTTGCTTGGGCGCGGGCTAAAGGCGTACCAACCGAGGAAAGCGAATGGGCGCAAGTCAAAGGCGTAAGGGCGCAGCCGGTGAGAACGAGCTCGCTAAGATCCTGAGCGAACAGCTCGGCTGGGTGGTCAGGCGCAACATTGGGCAGGCCCGTGACGGCGGGGACGACATCACGACCGGCCAGTTCCGGTGGGAGGTCAAACGCAGGAAGGGCATCGCGGTCCACGAGTGGGTCGAGCAGGCCGTCCGTGCATCCGGTCCCGGCGACATCCCGGTGGTCGCCTGCCGGGGTGACGGGAAGGGGTGGCTCGTGGTGATGCGCCTTGAGGACGCCCTGCCGCTGATCCGTGGCGAGTTGCCGCAGCGGTAGCCGGGGGGTTAGACTTGGGGCATGACCGAGACTGAGCGGAAGCCTTGCCTCAACTGCAACAGCAGCGGCTGGGTGGCCGACTGGTCTGGCGGGTGGGTGCGGTGTCCCGACTGTGAGCCGCCGCCCCCGCCGAAGGTCGAGGTCGAGTTCGTGCGTGGCGCGAAGGTCCGGCGCAAGCCGAAACTGCCCGAAGCAGCGTGAGGTAACGAGATGCCTGGTCCCGGTTTATACGCAAACATCAACGCTAAACGCGAGCGCATCAAGGCCGGTAGCGGCGAGAAGATGCGCAAGCCCGGCAGCAAGGGTGCGCCGACTGCGAAAGCGTTTCGCGAATCCATCAAGACCGCGCTCAAGCGGAAGTGAAGGCGCAGCTGCTCGGAGATAACGGCGACCAGGAAGGCGAGGATCTGTTCGGCTTTCGTCGCCGGAGAGGTGGTGCAATTCTGGGAGGAGCCGTCGGCAGGGTGCCAAGACTTTCGCCGAGGGCTACCGCCGGTGTCGCCGCTGCTGGACTCGGTGGCCCGACACCTACGCCGGTACCGGGTGGCCCGGGTGGTAGACCGCAGGAGCCGAGAGACGTGAACCTCGTATGAAGACCGCCGCATGGCAGCGCAAGGCAGGGCAGAACCCGAAGGGCGGTCTGAACGAGGCCGGTCGGCGCTCTGCCAAGGCCGAGGGGATGAACCTCAAGGCCCCGGTGAAGTCAGGGGATAACCCGCGCCGCGCATCATTCTTGGCGCGAATGGGAAACATGCCCGGCCCGATGGTCGGGAAGGACGGCAAGCCGACACGCCTCGCCCTCGCCCTGAAGGCATGGGGTGCGAACTCGAAGGAAGACGCCAGGGCGAAGGCCAAGGCGATCAGCAACCGCAACAAGGGGAAGTGACCATGCCGCTCAAGCAGGGCTACAGCCAGAAGACCATCTCGCGCAACATCTCAGCCGAGGTCCGCGCCGGTCGCCCCCAGAAGCAGGCGGTGGCGATTGCACTAGACACGGCTCGCAAAACAGCCAAGAGCGCCGGTAAGGGAATGGCAGCACGCAAGCTGATGGCGAAGAAGTAATGCCTCCACAGACACGATCCAGAACAGGTAGCGTCCAGAAGGTACTGAAGGCCAATGCCTCGGTGCCTTGGGTTCAGCGTGCGCTCAACCCAGAAAAATACCCTATGCCGGAGGTCTCCCCAGAAGGTGAGATCATGACTCACCGCATGGCAGCAGAGATTGGGCCTGACGGCAAGGCTTACGCATTCCCTACCGTTGTCCTGCAGGGCAACAGATATGTCGAACTGCCTCTTGATCAGGCGATGAATCGCGCTCTGAAAACGGGCGATTTTATCAAGACCGACAACATCGAGAAGGCGGTCGAGATCACCAAGAAGTACAAGGGCGAAAAGTTCAACCAGTTTTATGGGCAGGCAACCAAGCGCCTGATGGCGAAGTGATGCCGGACAGAGCAGAACAGGTCAAGGCAGTCCTCGCGCTCGTCGAGGACGGCATGTCGGAGAACGCCGCCTGTCTACAGGTCGGCATCAATCGGGCAACCTTCCGAGCAGCGGCGTTGAAGGTCACGGCTGGTGACAATTACGCGCGCGCATTGGAAGCACTCGCTCAGGATCAGGTCGAGAAGGCCGAGCAGGTCATCGAGGACATGCGGAACGGGGTCATCGATGCCCAGCAAGCGCGGGTCGAGCTCGACGCCCGCAAGTGGTTTGCCTCCAAGTTCCTGCCCAAGCGGTACGGGGACAAGGCCGAGGTCGAGCACTCGGGTAACGTCGGCTTGACGGTCAATGTCGTGCGGATGACGGATGCCGACAGTAACGCTGCCGGCTAATGGCTGGCGACCGCGCCCATACCAGATGCCGGCGTGGGCCGCGCTCGAGGGCGGCTGCAAGCGGTTGGCCCTTTCTTGGCACCGAAGATCGGGGAAGGATGACCTGAGCCTTCACTGGGCTGCTGTGTCGGCCATGCAGCGGGTGGGCGGCATCTGGCACATGCTTCCCCAGGCGAACCAGTCCCGTAAGGCTATCTGGGATGCGGTGGACCCGCACACTGGCAGACGGCGCATCGATGCTGCATTCCCGCCCGAGCTGCGGGAGACGACCCGCGAGCAGGACATGTTCCTGCGGTTCAAGAACGGTTCGACTTGGCAGGTGGTCGGCAGCGACAACTACAACAGCCTGATCGGCTCCCCGCCCATGGGGGTGGTGTTCTCCGAGTACGCCCTCGCTGACCCGAATGCTTGGGCGTTCCTGCGTCCCATCCTCGCGGAGAACGGCGGCTGGGCCATCTTCATCTCGACACCTCGAGGCCGGAATCACTTCGCCCGGCTGGTGGACTACGCCAGGAAGGACCCGGAGTGGTTCGGGCAGGTGCTCACCGTCGAGGACACCAAGGCGATCTCGAAGGACATCATCGACCGCGAGCGCAAAGAGCTGCGGGTCGAGCGCGGTGAGAAGGAAGCCGAGGCCATCATCCGGCAGGAGTACTACTGCGACTTCGATGCTGACATTCCGGGTGCCTACTACGGCGATGCCATCCTCAAGGCCGAGCAGGGCGGCAGGTCTGGCGAGTTTCCGCATATCGTCGGCCAGCCGGTCGGCACCGCATGGGACATCGGCATCGGCGACTCGACGGTGGTCTGGTTCTACCAGCTCGTCGGCCACAAGGTGCGCATCATCAATGTCCTTGAAGGCTCCGGCGTCGGGCTCGAGTGGTACGCCAAGAAGCTCCTCGCCATGGACTACGTGTACGGTGACCACATCTGGCCGCACGACGGCGCGGTGAAGGAGTGGGGTTCTGGCAAGTCCCGGCTCGAGACAGCGGCGGGGTACGGTCTCAAGCCTCGGGTGCTGGAGGCTGACTCGGTGGACGATGGCATCCAGGCGGTGCGTCAGATGCTGCCGGTGGTCGAGTGGAACAAGGCACCCGACCCGTTCCCCGGTGAGAGTGCCGAGGACGCAGCGGCTCGCATGACCCGGGCGATGGATGCCGTCCGGCAGTACCGGCGCGAATACGACGACCGGCTGCAGCGGTTCAAGGACAGGCCACTCCACGACTGGACGAGTCACTACGCCGATGCTCTGCGGTATCTCGCCAAGGGTCGTAGACCGTTCCGTGGGACGGTGCGGCGGGCTGGTCCGGGGGTGGCTGTAGCAGATTACTCAGTGTTCGGCTAGACTCGCGCCAAAGTCTGCCACGAGGTGCGTCATGTCCGGTCTGTTCAAGCCCAAGATGCCGAAGATCGAGCCGCCCCCGCCTGCTCCCGAGATCGATGTGGCAAAGCAGCGCGAGATTGAGTCCACCCGGCTGCGTCGGCGGCGCGGGCGTGCTGCCACAATGATGTCCACGCCTGAGACCCAGCAGATGGGCGGCGTCGCTACGACCCGACTGCTGGGCGGCGGCATGTAATGGCGACGAAGAAGATCACGCAGTTCAGCTCGCTAGCGCAGGGTGACCTCGACTCGCCGGTCGATGTCTTGCCGATCGTCGATGTTGGCGCAGGCGAGACCAAGAAGGTCACCGCGAAGGCGCTGGCCGGTGCTGCGGTCGGGGACTTGGTGAACGTCTGGAACAACGTCGCAACGACCTTCTCGGCCATCAAGCTCGATGTCACCGACACGGCTTCTGCCGCAGGGTCGTTCCTGCTCAACCTGCTCGTCGGCGGTGCTGCCCGGTTCCAAGTGACCAAGGCTGGTGCGGTGACGGCGGCGAGTTCCATTCGCTCGACCTCGGCCTCTGGCGGCGTGGGGTACGCGACCGGCGCGGGTGGTGCGGTCACGCAGGCGACCTCACGCACAACCGGCGTGACGTTGAACGCCATCTGCGGGCAAATCACGCTCTTTGCTGCGTCGATCTCCGGTCACGAGGCTGACCAGTTCGTGCTGACGAACAGCGCCATCGAGGCCGGTGACGTGGTGGTGACGAGCATCAAGTCCGGCCTGACGGCTGGGACGGCCAAGTACTACAACGTCCAGGTGGTCGCGGTCAGCGCCGGTCAATGCACCATCTCGGTCGGCAACATCGACAATGGCACGGTCCCATCAGCCGGGACCGATACGCCTGTCATCACGTTCGCAGTCATCAAGGCCGTAGCGGCCTAATCGGAGATAGACATGGCAACAGGCATTGTTCTCGTATCGAACGCCAGCGCGACTGGCGCGTGGTTCGCATGGCCGGGTGGTCGTGGCGAGTTCCGTGTTGAGGCGACCTTCGGTGGCGGCACG